GTCAATTTCTTAAGTTGTGCAGTAGTAGGTTTCTTCTGTACTGGCTTAGAAGGTACTGGTTTAGATTTAACTGTTGGTTTTTTGTTGCCGTCCAAAACGAACTTGACAACAACGATTGCAACGATTATACCTATAACTACATATGCTTCCATGATATACTCCTATTTATTTATCCAATAATGGATTTTTGTCTTTTGCTTTTCCTATTGCTAGTGCAAAGACTTCTATGTATTTATAACACTTAGCCCAAAGAGCATCGTCTTTAGGTGTGTCTGTCATCATAACGATTACTGAACATATTGAAATGATTGCTGGTATAGCAGACATAAATGCCCAAATACTACTAATAAAGTCCCACATAAGTATCTCCTGTTAGTTATTAACAGTAGTATTTATGAATTATTAGACCCAATACTGTATTTAGTTGTCAATTTCCACTGACTTTTTTCCTTGAAAGGAATGATTTTGATTTGGGATAGGGGTGCAGTAGGTTCAGATACTTTAGTTTCATCTACTATAGTAAGAAGTTTCCATTGTGCTAATAGTTTAACTATAGTGTTTCTTCTACCTATATCAGACTCATCTATTGAGTTAGGCTTACCATCTAGTTTGAATAGTTCTTTAAAGTGAGTAATGTAGTAATGACCACGTTTATGAAGGATATGACATGATTGAAATAGTTCTTGTTCTTTTCTTGATGCAACACCTATACGTGAAAGTGTTTCCCTAATCTTAAGGAAATCGTCCTTTTCGGGAAATGTTATTTCGACTAGTTCGTCTACTATAGGGTTATGTTCATCCATCTTCTCTTCCACCAAGATTCATTCTGTTTTTCAATTCACGTATTTGTTTATCAGATAGAAGGGATACATATTCTTTTGCCTCTCTTGTTGATATCTGATAGTAACTCTTTACGACATCGATTTTTTTACTAATATATGGTTTAGACCACTTTGAAAATCTTTGTCTTTTTCTAAGAGTATTTAGGAAAAACACATATTGAAGACGATGGTCTGACCCATGTCTGCAATTCATTTCATTAGTAAAGAAAACAGAATCTTGATGATAAGATAATGATTTGTTTATTAGGAAGGGGGCGTAAGCTTTCTCTTCAACAGAGTCGACCATGATATCTTTTTTATCATAGGATACGGACTTGACAAAGTCAAAAGGATTACGTTTGGACATTTACTTTCCTGTATGTTGTCCGAAGAGTTGTAGAAGGTCGTCACCTGTAACAGGTTCACCAAAGAATACAGTTTCACCTGTTTCTTTAATCTCTCTTTGGACGACACCATTGTTGTATTCTATGTCCATTACTGAACCATCATTACCCCTAGTGTCGTACCATAGTGACGTTAATGAATGTGCATGAAGTGATTTAACACCACTTGCCCATTCCTCTGCAAGGATTAATCTCCTTTGTCTATCTACTGTTTCGTCATATTGTGTCATGTGTTATCTCCATCTCTATATTCTACGCTGTGTTTTGAAAACATTTTATTTGCTTGTCTTTGTAATGACCTTTCTACTTGTGCATCAATCCACTTTCTTAACCACTGTCTTAGTTTACCCATTTTTGAATTTACACTCCGACATAATCTCTGTTAGACATGCAGTGAAGTTAATCTCTGAGTCCATTGCAAATGCAGATTTGTATTGATAGTCTGCAATGATTAGAACTGCAGCTGGTATTGAAGATGGTTCAAGTTTCACTTCAAGTGAATTAAACACTTTCCTGTAAAGTGTATTAAAGTCATTGTCTGAATTCTCTCCGACCCACTTTCTCATTCCACTCCAATTCTTATCCTTAATCATATTTATAAGTGGTGTTAGTTTCTCTTCACTAAGTGTAGAGAGAAGACCACTGTCTATCTCACCACTAACCCCGTATCTCTGAATCTCATTTAAACATCTTCGGAAGTCGGGAAAGAACTTCATTATAAGTTCTGCAAGAACCCTTTCATCTGCCTTGATGTTTTCTAGTTCACAAATGTGTTTACATCTTGACAACATCTGTTGTGCAAGTACTGGTTTGTCTTTAGGTTTAATACTAAAGTCAATAACAGTTGTTCGTGAATGCAGTGGTGGTATAATTCTATTCTTGTAGTTACAAGTAAAAATGAACCTACAGTTACTTGAGAACTCCTCTATGAAGTTCCTAAGAGCAGGTTGAACACTATCTGCAGATATGTAATCTGCTTCGTCAAGGATAACAACCTTTGCACTGGATGATAGTGAAACAGTCGATGCAAAGTTTTTGATTTTAGTTCTTAAGGTATCAATCAACCTTCCTTCATCCGAACCATTGATAACAATAAAGTCTGCATTTAATTCGTTACATAGTGCCTTTGCAATAGTTGTTTTACCAACACCTGCTGACCCACATAACAATAAGTTAGGTATCTCACCTAACTCAACGAAGTCTTTGAATGTTTCTTTTAATTGTTCGGGAAGTATTGTATCTTCAATTGTTTGTGGTCGATACTTTTCCACATATAAAAATTCGTTCATAATGTATTCCTAATAAAAGGTGTCCTTTCCCCACCGAAAAAACAAGTGTAGACCCCAAGAAGATTGATGAGATGGTCTACTCCCGACTGAGGTGCAGAGACTATTGCACCATCGTCAAAACTATTTAGTGCATTAAGCATTAAATTTGGAATCAGGCTCCAATGCAATAAAGTACTCTAAGTCGATATCTTTATTATTAAAATGAGATATCCCTTTACTAGATACTGAAACTGCATAACTTCCTTCTAAAACCTTTAGGTTCTCAATCTTGAAGTACATAGTGTAAGTGTCTCCATTACCTTCACCTACAACTCTTGAGAATGTATTAGAGGTAGTGTTCTTCTTATCTTTAACAGTCAATGTCACTTTAGTTCCATCAGACTCTAAGATTAAATCATTAACACCTAGAACACTTGCAGCTTTGTTTAAGTCATTCAACAGTTGTGTTGAGATATCAAAACTGATTTCTGCTTCAGGCATTGTGATAATTTTATCGGGTGCAATTACCATTCCTTCACTTGCATAAAAATATGATAGTGAAGATGAGTCGTCTGCAATCGATAAAGATGCATCATTAAATTCAAAGTCGGGGTCTTCCAACAATGATGTTGCACCTAAGAATTCAGGCAGGTTGTATATTGCAAAGTCCTTTGGGAACTCTTCAGATACTGTTGCTACTGCAAGAATGTTTTTCATATTGGAAATGGTTTCAACCTTATTTCCCTGTTTAACTCTTATACCCGAGTTGATGGTTGAAAAGTTCTTAAGAACGTCTCTCGTGTTTGTACTAATTTTCATCACTAGTCTCTCTCCTATTTTTTGTAACCCGATTCTTCGAGTAGTTGTTTATCGTGATTATTTAATGCAAGAAATCCATAATGGATAACTTTCAAAAGGTCGGCACGATTCTTCCCACCCTTCTTTCCATACCTTTGAGAATACTTCATAATATTCCCAATCGTAAATCCTTCACCATGACCTGCGTCCATAATGAACTCGGTTGCTTGGTATTTGTTTAAACTGTAGTGTTGGTCGTAAGTCGAGTCAACATAAGCAGTGAACTCCTTTAAGAGTTCACCTTCGTTATACTTGTAATCAATTGGTTTTGATTTATTAAATATACCCATACTAGTCATTATACTCTGAAGAGTCTGATTCGTCAATAGAGTTTTCTGCATTCAAGTCTACTCCAGCATCAATCTTGGAGTAGAGGTCGAGGATACTATTTCTAGTTTCTTCATCAAACCTTGAAATACACATTGTGATTGACTTGAGTTTGTCATTGAACATTCTATATGCATTGACAATGTGAACCAGTCTTCTAGTCGTAACAACATCATCAATTGCACCTTCATAGTAGGTTTTTCTGATAATGTCAGCCCAGTCTACAAGTTTGTGACAGAACTCGGTATCAACAGCACCACTCAATTCCATTTCCTTCTTGAGGATACTTCTTTCAGTAGTCACTGGTGGATATTCTTGTTGCATGGTGATTGCAAATCTTTCCAACATTGCCTCATTCATGATTTGAGTTCCTATGAACTTTCCATCATCAGACCCTTGTCCTTTAGTGTTTGCAGTTGCAAGGATTGTGAAACCCTCAGCAGGTGAAACCCACTCACCAGTTTTCTTGATTAGGTATCCTTTACCTTCAAGAACTGATTGTAGACACATCAACTTGTTAGAACCTAAGTCAACTTCGTCAAGAAGTAACACGGCACCTTTTCTCATTGCTTTGATAACAGGGCCTTCTCTAAAGACAACATTACCATTGACCAAAGTGTGACCACCCATTAGGTCGTCTTCATCTGTCTCAATGGTGATATTGACTCTGAAGAGTTCTCTCTTCAATTGAGCACATGTTTGTTCAATCATCAATGTTTTACCATTACCACTTAGACCAGTAATGAATACTGGAAAAAAGATTTTGGATTTGATGATGTTTTTAACATCTTTGAAATGTCCGAATGGAACATAGTTAGACATCTTCTCGGGAATGATTTTTACATTGTCATTCATGTTAACAGTTTGAGTTGCAGCTGCAACTGGCATGTTAGATGGAACTGCTTGTGCCATCACTGGTTGTCCTTGTGGAATCACTGGTGCAGTAATCGGAACCACATTGGAACCACCACCATTCAGAACAGTTGCAAGATTAAAGACACCATTGTCTTTAAAATTATATCTTGCAGATTTAACCCAGTAAGGTGTTCCACCTACTTTGTCAAAATCTTCTTTAGTAAATGACGTTTGGTCTTTAAAAACCGATGTCAAGTTTGATAGGAACTCTTTCCTATCGGGGGTGAAGTGAAATGGTTTCCCATCTATATTTACTGACTCACTTCTGTCATAACTTCTCTTATCCATATTAGTCTCCGTGGTTTTAAGATTATCTATTAATTTTCTCATCTTTTATAGTATACTAAAAAGTGAGGGTCATTGTCAACCTTTTTTATCATTTAATTGGTTGCATTAAGTGTTCCATCATGACACTTATACACACATCCTTTTTAGATTTTTTTCTGTAAGTTGTGAACTCACCATTGTTGACCCAAAATCTGAATGCTTTACATTCGACCTTTTCTTCAGCACATGCAGATTGTCTTGGACAATCGAACTTAGTGCAAGGACTAGGGCCGACATCCATGACTGCATCTGCAAATGCACTGTAATCTGTATTATGTGAAATGTAATATGCTTCATCTACTTTTAATGTATCTCTCATGCTAATTCTCCCATAACAAAGTTTAAGTCATATGACTTGTGAAGTAGTGTCACTTCAAATGTGTCTAGCACAAAGTCGTGTTCTACAAGATAAGGTGCTTCAACACCTTTGGTTTCTTTTAATAGGTCAATCCTATATGTGAAATCTCTATATTGATTTCTGTCTAATGTGAATGTTTCATTCATCATATCTTTACTTTCTATTTGCATTATGCTATCTCCTTTATAAATTCGTTAGTTAAAAATCTTGAAGTAGTTTTTGATTTCTGATTTCTTTTGAATGCAGCCATCACTCTTACTTTTTTTGCATCGATGAATTCGTCTCCAAGTTCATCGGAACCTTCAGTTCCTAGGTTGTTTCCAGCTGCAAGGAATAATTTGTTGTATCCTTTTGCAGTTAAGACCAAACCATTTTTTCTTATCTCTTTCCAAGTAGTGTCATAGTCTAGTCCTCTATGTTCGTTAGTATAAGGAAGAAGACCATACATGTCATTTTTCTTATCAAGAATGAAGTAACCAGTAACAGTAACATTACATGTTTCAGATAACCACTCCAAGATGTTTTGAGTAGTTGAGAACTCATTTCTTGAATAGTAACCAGTCTTGTCTTGAAGAGGAAACACTTTGTTTGAGTATGGGTCAATTAGGTCTCTAGACTTTTCTACTCTCCAAGAAATCCCATCATCATTACAGTTCTTTTCTTGTGCAACCATGTCTTCCTTTTCTTCAATAGTTCTGTTAAGGAAGTCAGCACCATGAGAATAACCATCAGTGATAACTGTTAGGATTGACTTCTCAATTCCGTATTGTGCATTGAACTCGGGAAGTAGTTGTCTTAACATAATAAGTGTTTGGTCAAGAGGTGTTCCACCGAGTCTATAGTTTTGAGGTCTGAAGTTGTATTCTAAGTCCCAGTATCTTCCATCATTATCAATTGTTTCAAACTCACCAAAGAAGTCATTGTATTGTTGAATAGTTTTCTCATAACTTCTCCAATTGATGTTTCCACAAAAGTGATTAGAGTAGATGCATCCTAGGTAGGACATCATTTCTCTATGTTGTCTATTGTTCATCTCGTTAGACATAATCTCAATCAGTTTACCACTGTTTCCATAGTAGTCTCTTTCAGTCCCACTAGGGTAATATGCATCACTGAAAAGATAAACTCTATAAGGGATGTTAACTTTTCTACAGAACTCTGCAAGTATCATTGATTGTTCTAAAAGGTCATTCACTTGGTTATTGATTGAACCACTCCAATCTAAAAGAACATTTAGTCCGTGGTTCTTACCTTCAGGCAAGTAGACTGCTCTTTTGAAAATATCATCAACGATTTGGTATTTTGCAAGTCTATTCATATCTAACTTACCAGTTTTACCAGTGAATGCTTTCTTAGAAAGTTGTGCAGACTGTTTCATTTCAAACTCTTTTGCCATGTGAGCAACAATCTTTTTGTTTTTGTTTTCTATTTTCTTTGCAGTGAAAGCTCCCCTTGCATAATTATGTGCATGTTTCTCGGGTGTAGTATATTCTGAAGGATTTTCTACATATGTTTTCCAGTCACTTAAGACTTGTTTGAAATCAACGATTCCTTTTCTCATATCTTCTTTTTTGAAAAGTGGTTTTAAGTCGATTGTAGTTTTGACTACATTCTCTGAAGACATGAATTGGTCTTCATTGTTATGTGCAGCGTGTTCAGTGATTGATTCCCTTGCACCATCTTCTTCGTCATGATAACCTTGGTCAGCACCACCTTCTTTACCACCAGTAGACTTGACTTGTTGTTCTGCATCATCAGTGTCACCTTCTTGTTCTGCTTCTTCCTCTGAAGTGTCACCAGTGTCAACCTCATTTAACTCGGGAAGTGAATCCTCTTCTGCATCATCTTCGTCTGAATCACCACCATCAGCAGATTCTTGAGATTCGTTTTCCATCTCTTCCATTTCTGATTCTTCTTCGTCACCCTCTTCGTCTCCATCTTCATCAAGGTCAAACATTTGAGGAACTAACATCTCATCATCTTCAGTCCTTGTCTCATTCTCTTTAGACCACTCATAGATTGCAGTAGCACATTCAACAACGTCTTCCCAAGTCTTACATGCTTCTGACATGTCTAAGAATTCTTGTTCTACTTTATTGAACTGAAGACCAAGTCTTGAACCGACCTTAGTTTGTAAATTGATTTTGTCAATCAATGAAAGTTCTGAAAGATTTCTTTTCTCAAGACCGAAGAAATCCATTGTCATTAATTCATTGTATGCAGTAAAGAATGACTTCCTTAATCCTTGGAATTTGTTCTTGATTGCTTTCTCAATCCTAACGTCTTCTACAACATTAAGATATCCTTTAAGTGTTCTATTCATTTCTAATGCAGAGTGAAGACCCTCGTAAGGTGTATTCAATGCATGACCAACTTCGTGACCCATGAATAAGTCATAAAGTTCTGCAGACATATCTTCCTTAAAGATAGGACAAGCAAGTATTCTATTCTTTACATCAAAATATGCAGTTGGTATTTTCTTATGAACAACAGTGATATTCTCTGCAGCCATTAGTTTTGCAAGTTGGTCTTTTTGGTTTCTTGTATTTTTCATAATTAAGTTGTTTCCCGATTCAGACTATAGTATATCAAAAAGTGATACCCATTGTCAAATTTATCTTTTGAGGGTAATGAATTTTCTCCTAGATTTGGAGAATTGTTTCATTGGGGACTTGAAGATTATCTCATCTTTAGTTCCAGTCTTGATGTATCCAACTAAGTGTCCAGCATCATTGACTATGTAAGTGTGATTGGATATATCCCAATCTGTAATCTCTTTGAGATATTTCATTAAGCAACCTCTGTCATTAACATAGTGTATGGTTCATAACAACCACTCACACCGATTGCAGAGTTATCACAACCTCTTCCGTCCATCCATATCTCTAAGTCAATTGCATCATAACAATCTGAAGAGAATATTTGTCCTATGAAAGTAGTATCTAAATTAGTCTCAAATACATTCTTACCTAGTCTACTGATAGGTTTTACTGCGATATGATGAGGAGTAACCTCTTTGATTATAGCAGTGGTTGTTATACCATCTATAGTATACTTACAGGTATCATACCCAACTTCTATGTAACTCGTGTCTAACATTAAACTAACTCCTCTACTTTTTGTTTGAATCTCAACTCTACTAGAGCATTGATGAAACCCTTTTCACCACCAGTAGGACTTGGTACTTTTGCGATACCAAACTCTTCAGTAATTGCAAATATGACATTCCAAATATCATCTTCTCCAAGTAGTAATACATCATTTAAGATGTGGTCTTTGAGGTTTTTTAAGTCGGTCATAATATCTCCTTTTTTCATTATATACATAGTATACCAAAAAGTGAGACGCATTGTCAACTTTTAGAGGGGTTTTTTTGTGATTATTTGGCCCACCCGACAGGACTTGAACCTGTAACCTATGGTTTAGAAGACCATTGCTCTATCCAGTTGAGCTACGAGTGGGTTGTTTGTTTGATACTAAGATTGTCTTGTTCTAAATCTCTTACTGGAACGGGATGGAGTATATTAGAAAAATCTGTAGTAAACCATGTGGATATGGTTCGTCTAGAACCACGTCTTACTTTATTTACCCCATGGTGTAGGTAAATTCCTTGAAACAGTAGACCACTTCCTTCTACTGGTGTAAACTCTTGTTTTAGTTCGGGGAAATAGGTTTCTCCACCTTTAAAATCATCATTTAAGAATAAGATTAATGTCCACTCTCGTGAAGGATGTTCTGCAAGTCTATCTTTCTCTTCTTCTGTAGTTCTTTCATCTAACTCATACCTAGAATAAGTGTCTAAGTGTGGTGGTTGAATACCACCTATGGGCCACTCTGTTATGGATGACATTTCGGGATACACTACTTGGTCGGTTTCCTTACGGATTTCTCCAATGACTTGTGAGTCTACTTTGACGAATAGGTCTCGAATTAATGGATTATGAATGTGCATTCGATTGATTGCACGATAATCGGTATTATCCCCTATAGTTCTAAGCTGATGATGACTCTTGTACCACTGGACTAGTGTCTGACACTCCATCGGTGTCAACATTTGTGGTATCATCTTTGGACTGCATGCTTTGGATATATTTTGCAAGTGCTTGTCGTTTTTCATATTCTATTCTCTTTGCACGTTCTTTGGGACGTGACTTTAATGCTCTATCTAACTTCAATCTAGATGCACGTTGTAAAAATACTATTCCGTTTAGATGGTCAATCTCATGTTGAGCACATCTTGCTCCGAGTCCATCAAGTGTTATTATGTGTTCTTTACCTTCACTATCATTGTATTTCATTTCAATAACTTTGGAACGTTTTATCATAAGGTATATATCGGGGAAAGATAAACAACCTTCTTTGAGTAAATCAGTTTCTTGTGATACTTTTGTTAGTTCGGGATTGAAGAAACACACTGCACCATCTTGGGTTCTCATTACAAAACATCTGACATCTA